TTCAAAGATAAAGATGATCCAGAACAGAAAGAAGGTGAGTCAGTAGGAAATGGTAACGAATTAACTTGACAATGTTGTCACAATTTGATATAATTATAAGATAAAACAATGGCAGAAGAACTTAATTTGTATACATCTGAACGTTACAATTCAGAAATTGAAGAAATAGTCGAAAGAACAAGTATGAGTTATTTGGATGCAATGCTGTATCATGCAGATGAAAATGGACTTGAATCGGAAACAGTTGCAGGACTCATTAATGTAAAAACAAAAACCAAATTAAGGGAAGAGGCTGAACAGTTGAACTTCATGCCAAAGACATCTAAACTCCCAATATGATATACCAAGTGACTCCTTATGAAGTGTACCAAAAATATCTGTCATTGAAACAGCACTTCAATAAGAAGAACTATGATTATTTTAAATTTCAAGGAAAGGTTCGTGCAAACGAATCATCTTTTGAAAAACGAAAAGACAAACATCACTTTATCCGTTTGTCAAAAATTTATAAGGATGAAGAACTCACTAAATTTTTTGTATCTAACTTTGTAAAGTCAAAAGATTTGTGGGTAGGGAATGCTACTTCACCAGAAGGTAGAAGTAACTATATTGCATGGAAGACAAAGATACAAAGTCTTCCATATGTATTTGAAAATGAATTAGAAGAAATGTTCGATGAGAACGAAAACTTCAATGACATTTTCAATGTTGAGGATGGTCAACATCCTCCAATAGTCCGTCATGTATTTGGCGAAGAAGTCTCATTGGAAACCTTTATTGTACTGGATTCCATTTTGAACTTCACCTCTAAATTCAATGAGAAAATAGAGGAAACAGTCATATGGCCGGAACTATATAGTATGATTAATAATTATGCTCCATTCGTGGTTGTGAATAAGCAGAAATATGTTGACATACTGAAAAAACAAGTAGAATTACATTATGCATAAAGTGGATAATCTGAAACACGTAGAACAAGGAGAATACGATGGCAAACTCATTTGCATCTCTCAAGAAAAGTCGGTCTAACGATCTTCAGAAACTTCAATCCGAAGTGGAGAAGATTAACAATCCACAAAACAATTTTAGTCGAGAGGATGACCGCTTCTGGAAAGCGGAACTCGACAAGTCAGGTAATGGATATGCAGTTATCCGTTTCCTTCCCCCACCTAATGGTGAAGAAATGGCATGGGCCAAGATCTTCAATCATGGTTTCCAAGGCCCAGGCGGTTGGTACATCGAAAACTCTTTGACCACAATCGGTCAAAAAGATCCATTGGCAGAGTATAACTCTACCCTTTGGAATTCGGGTATCGAGGCGAACAAGGAAATCGCCCGTAAACAGAAACGTAGGTTGACCTACATCTCAAACATCTTTGTCGTTGAAGACAAAGCAAATCCTCAAAACGAAGGTAAGGTTTTCCTTTTCCGTTATGGAAAGAAGATCTTTGATAAGGTTAGTTCAATGGCTAATCCTGAGTTTGAGGATGAGTCACCAGTTGATGTATTCAACTTTTGGGATGGAGCGAACTTCAAGTTGAAGATTCGTAAGGTTGATGGTTTCTCCAACTATGACAAGTCGGAGTTTGTAACTCCTGCTCCTCTCTTTGAAGATGATTCAAAGATGGAAGAGACTTGGAATGCACAACATTCCTTGACGGAATTTGTTGCAGAGGACAAGTTCAAGTCCTATGATGAGTTAAAGGCTCGTCTGGATGTTGTTCTTGGAAACGTTGCAACTCCTGCAATGTCTGCACCAACTACAGTTGAGTCAGCAGAAGTTCCTGTTGAAACAAGTTCTTCTTCTGGTTCTGAAGAAGAAAATCTTGACTACTTCAAACAGTTAGCAGAAGCATAGTCTTATGCAGCGTGTCTAAAGTGTGACACGGCAGTATCTCGTCCTGCCCCTGGCAACATTGGGCCATGTGGGTCGGGCGAGTTTATTATTGTATTGTTTGTTACTATTTGTTGAGAACTAGAATCAATTACAGTTGGTTGTCCTGTCATTCCTATATTTTGTGCTGCAAATTTTTCCATTGCTAGATTATTCATTACTGCTCCTGCAATAGATCTTGCAATAGGATCAATAAATCCTTGAGCTCTATTTCCAGTTAATGGGATAATTGCTTCTGGGCCTCCATCCATTGGAATACCACCACGAGCAGCACCTTTTCCACTCCATGTTCCATGTTCTCCCACAACTGTTCCAGTTGATGGAAGATAAGTTGGTCGATTTACTATAATTCCACCTCTTGCATTTCCTGTTACAGTATCTTTAATCCAACTCCATGCACTAGATGCTTTTTCTGTAGCAGCATCTGCCAATTGACTTGCACCTTCAGTAACACTTGATGTGACACTAGAAATTGCACCACCTGCTTTTTCTGCAAGTGCCTTTGTGGAAGCAATAGCAGGTTTCATCCAATCTGGAACAAGGTTCATCCAATTAAATTCTACCTCGCCTCCTTCTGTTCCTGCAGCTTTACCTGCTTTGAATACTTTTTGCATCCAGCCAGGAAATATATCTGTCCAATGAAAAGCATCAGTTCCACCTGTAATTTTAACACCTTTAACTATGTTGACTAACCAATCTGGAAATAAACTATACCATGTGAAGGGTGTTTCATCGAAAGCTTCTGCTGTTGAGTCTATAATTTTCATCAACCAAGTTGGAAAAAGATCTAACCATTTAAACTCATAATCATCTTTTGCAACTGTACCATCAAAAAAATCAACAAGGAATTTTGGAAATATATCAGTCCAACTCCAAGGCTTATCCATTACTTTTTCGGCAGTTCCTTTAAACCATTCGACAAGAAAATTTGGAAAGAGAGAATACCAAGAGAATGATGGAACATCAACTGTGAAGTATTCTCCATTGAAGAGTTTTACTAATCCAGTTGGAAAAATATCAGTCCATTCAAAATTAATTTGTTTTACCCAATCTGGCATGACTACATCCCAAATTGCAAGGAAGGAATCTTTAAACCATTTTCCTATTGCATCAAAACCTTCTGCTAGTTTTTTACCTCCGATTAATCCCATGATTGCACCAAATGCTGCACCAATAAGACCACCAGCAATAGTTCCAACTACAGGAACAACACTTCCGATTCCTGCACCAATTGCAGCCCATTTACCAGCATTGATAAACATATTCATTATTCCACCTTCTGCATCACCACCAAAAAATCCACCTAAAGCACCAGAAATATTACTTACTCCCCAATCTTCTGCACTCATCCATCCCACAAATCCATCATAAATTGCTTTCATTGCAGCACCAACTACTGCAAGAGGCAATGCAACTACACCTAATGCTGCAAGACCAGTTCCTAACATTGCAGATGCTCCTGCTAATGCACCAGCAGGAAGTAAGAATTTTGCAATATTACCCAATGTTCCCATAATATCCATACTACCATCTTCTTTCTTTTTAATCTTAGAAAGAATACCACCAGAACCTTTTGCTTTTTCTTTACGCATTCTCTCTCTTCTATCCTCTTTACTTTCTTGATTATCTACGAGAGATTGTAACAATGGTGGACTTCCAAATAAACCATCATAAAGAAGTTCATTTGTAAAATCTTGACTTTCAAGAATTTTAGTAAAAACTCCTGTTTGTGTTTTTCTTTCTACTTGTGCTTCTTGAGCAATTTCTGCCTGTACTCTTGATTCTTCTCTGCGAGATTCTGCATCTTGCTGTTCTCCGCCTTGTTCTTCTGCTTCTCTTAATTGTTCAACAACAGTTTCTTTTACTCCCCCTAATTCCTCTGCAATCTCTTTTGATTGTTCTTCTTGTAGTATGTCTGCTTCTAAATTTTTCTTCTGGTCTATTTTTCTTCTTATCAAACCAGTAGTGAGAGTTGATGCAATACCACCTAATGGGCCAAATGCTTCTCCGAGCATTCCATCAAACCCACTCAATAAAGAAGAACCTATACTACCAATTTCTTTCTTTACTGCTGCACCAGTTGACAGATCTTGTTTGAGAAGTGAATCTCTTGCTTTTGATGCTTTTGAGGCAGCCTTTAGTGCTTTTTTTCTATCTTCTGGACTCGTTTCAGTATCTTTTGCAATTTGGGTGTTTGTATCTGCAATTCGTTTGAGTTCAGCAAGGGTTTCTGCACGATCCTTTTTTAGCTGTGCTGCCATCAATTTTACATTTTCTTTGTCTGCCATATCTACCTAGTTTGGTTTTGTTGTTGGTGACGAATTCTTTCGTTTTCTTCTTCAACCCATTTGGTTAGCATAGTCATGTAAATATCTCTTTCGTAGGGCATCATATCCTCGATTTCGGTCAAACTCCATTTATGATGTTGAATCATTGCAAAATTACTCATATAGTAATTTTCAAGGGAGTTGTGACTCAGGCTTAACCGAAAAAAGAGTTTAGACCCCGCACCTCTGTTGATTTTTCTTCTCCACAAGTTGCACACGTATATTTAACAGTATGTTTCAACTGTGGCATAGTTTCAAAGAATTGTCTGATTTTAGTAAATTGATCAGTAGTTAAACTTTCAAAAAATTCATCCAATTCTTCTTCTGAAAAAGAATCTCTCTCATGAGTTTCTTCTTCTGTAAAGATCATTGAAACAGAATCTTTTATTATTTCTAATCCTTGTTCTGTTTGTGATCCTTGGCCTCCTTGCATAACCATTTGGAGTTTTTCGATGTTCGGATATGACATCAAAATTCCTATATCATCATTCAACATAATTTTGTTATTGTGTTCTTCATGTTTTTGAACCTTCACTTCTTCAAGGTTTATTTTTACTTCAGTTGTCTTTTCACAAAGTTCCCCATTATTTTGAGGACATCCCCATGGCTTCAATCCGATAGTAACTTCTTCACCTACTGATTTTGCACGAAGTCTAAGAAACAGATATTCGATATCAAAAGTAGGTAATTTTTCTACATCAAGTTTTCCTTGAACACAATTGTTAATAATCTGTTTAACCGCAGCAGAGATTGATTTCTCATCTTCTGACTCCATCGCAGTCAACAATATCTTTTCTTCTTTGACCAAAAATGGTCGGTATTTAATAACAGTTTCAGTTGATGGCAGAATTGCCTCATATACTGGAACGTTCAGTTTCGGTAATGGCATATGTTCCTTTCATGCTATTAATAATAATTAATGCTCCTTTATTATCCATCTGTAGTCAGTTCGGGAGCATAGCCGACTCTAGTAGTCGATGCTCTCGCAGAACTCTTTGGAATTGCTGATTTATTAACACCATTTGATTTAATATCATCTGTTTCCCAATATGCATATGACATTTCTACAGTCAATCTAACAGGAGAATTTGTTGTAGAATGATTTAAATCAATTTGTGCTACATTTTTCGGCCAACATTCTTTATATGTTATTGTGAATGTTTTAAATCCTTGTGCATCTAAAGCGGATACTTGCATTTCTCCAATATATTCGTTATAATATGCAACATCATATCCTTTACTGATATCTACACATATATTATTCCATTTATCAAATATTCGTTTTTCTCTGTAATCTTTTGAACATAAAAAAGAAAGTGTGATTGGTGTGTAAGTTGGGCCGTTATATGCAACTTCACGATTAAGACCATATTGTCTGTCTAATAAACTTTGAACTGTTCTTCCTGCAATCGATAAACTTTCACACATCAAGTTTAAATCTTGGTAAGTATGTCCGCCCGAAAGTGCAGGGCCAGGAATGCTTGTAAAGTTTACCGAAAATTTATTCGGAGATGCTAGTCCTTTTGCTGCAATTTCAGAAGAAAATTTTGATACGTTGTATGCCATTATCCTATCCTTTTTCTACTGTCAGCCCACACTTTGGCTTTTGATGCTTTCTTAAATCTTTCCAATGGTAAGAATATTGCAAGTTCTTGTTCATTTTCTTCTATTGGAATAACTTTTCTTACGATATGATCATATCGATATCGTTTTACTGTTGGTTCAACTTGTGGTATTTTTGAAATCTTTTTCCAGTTAATAATTCCTTTTCCAACTTTAGCCGTCACTCTATCCAAAAGAATTGCACGAATTTTAGGATTGAGATAGTGAAAATTCAAACCTAAAAATGTATCTTTTTCATATCCTATCAACATTACCAATGGAAATTGATCATAATATGGTAATGTCATCATATGTTTTGGTCTGTAATAATATGCAAATAAATCACCTAAATTTGCTCTCAATCTCAGAACCTTTGGATTTACTTTGTTTTCTGCTTCACGATAAAATTTAGGTGCATTTGTAGATGACCATTGATTTCTCAATGATCCTTTCAATCCTTTTATTTTATCTTGAAACCATTTTGCAGATCTTTTAACTTCTGCACCAACTGTTCCTTTTCGGACTGCATCCGATACTCTATCTAATAAACTTGCCATAGTATTATTATTTATCTGGTTGTAACTGTTTTTCTGTCATTAGTTGAAATCTCCATCCTTCTACTTCACATACCTTTTGTGCAGCCTTCCATTTTGCTTCATTGACTAACCAAGTCTGGACTGCACGTACATATCGTCTTTTCTTTTTTGAAGTGAGATTTTCAACCAAAAGTTTCTTTGGTGGTTTGGTTTGAACTTGTGGTTTGACTTCAATGAGAGTCCATCCTTTATCGGTCTGTATGAGGAAATCGGGAAAGTATCTGTGTCTCTTTTTATCTATGGGAGAGATATAAGGAATTGCAATTTCTTCACTATTCCACTTGAGGACATTATCACTTCTATCTGCCCATTTCATGAAACGAAGTTCCATCAAACTCCTATAAATAACATTAGAACTATCACCAATGTATTTTTTGGAATTTTTAACTTTATATTTACCTTTATAGCGTTTTCTCATGTCACAAAACAATAATAGTCCAGAATTAATGTCATTCCCTGCTTCATTGGGAAAAGATGTTGCACAAGGACAGCACTATATGCTTTTAGATTCATACGAATCTAAAAGTGCAGTTGATAAAGAAGGTTCTGGAACAAGAATATCTTCTATTGCATTATATATTCCCCCTGGCTCATTGACTACAACAATAGGTCAAAATTTCCAAGCACTTGAAGGTGGTGCAACCAAAGCAGTTGCTACAGGAGCAAGAGGTGGTTTCGGGGAAACGGCATCTATGTTAGGAGAGGCATTTTCGGGAGTTTTCACTAAACCAAAAGTTGTTGCAGATTTTAATGCTGCAGCACGTGGACTTGCAAGAAATGCACACATGGCACTTGTATATCGTGGCCCACAAGAATTTAGAACACATACATTTAATTTTTCGTTCTGGCCAAAATCCGTAGAAGAAGGAAAAGAAGTACAAAAAATAATCAAAGATATTCAAGCAGGATCAACTCCAAGAATAGCTGGGTGGTCAGGAGGAAAAGCAAAAGTATCAAAATTGATGGCTCCCTTTTTCCAATCACCTAGACAATGGGAAATAAAATTTCTTAAAGCAAAAACTGGTGGAGCAAATCCTTATTTGTTCAAAATAGGTAGATCTGTAATTACAACAATAACAATAAATCATGATCCAGATACTTTGGTATCCTTTCATTCTGATGGAATTCCAGTACATTCAACTCTTGCAGTTACTTTCCAAGAAATGGAATACGTGATAAGTCAAGATGAAGTATCTGAACAGTTGGCACAAAATCTGGAAGATATTAAGGAATACGACAGAAAAAGAAAAGCAATGGAAGAACATAATAAACTACACAATAAAGGATTGAATCCAATACCCTAGAAGGTAAAGTTAAATGGCAAACTATTTTAAATCAATACCAAATGTCAAATATGATATAAACGGAAACGCACCGAATACTTTTCAGACTGCAACTAACATCATGAAAAGACCAAAGTTCAAACCGAAGGTCATAGATGAGATTACTGATTATTATCCTTATCGTGTGAAGGATGGATATCGCCCAGATATGGTTTCAAATGAAGTATATGGTACACCTTCTTATGCATACTTGATTTTAATGTTCAATGATATATATGATCCTGTGTTCGATTGGCCAATGGGATTAAAACAGTTTGAAAATTACATTATAAACAAGTATGGTAGTATAGATTCTGCGGTTACTACAGTCAAATATTATTACCAGATAATTCGTGCAGAAGTTGCAAAAACAGGAACATCTGAAAGAGTTCCTGCGGTGAAGTTTATTGTAGATCAAACTGCATATAATGCTTTAGGTGAAAATGACAGAACTACTATTTCTGAATATGATTGGGAAATGGAATTAAACGATGAAAAAACAGATATTAAAATGATTGATACATCTCTTATTGCAGATGTTGATTATGAAGTAAAACGTATGTACGCAGCATAAAATAATGATATGGCAGAACGAAAACTTGAACGAAAAATTAAAAAAGTTGAAAATTCATCTCCAATGGGGGGAGGCTCTTTTCTCTTGCGAGAATTGTCTATTGTGTCTCCTTCAAACCCGAATGCAATACAGTTAAATGGGCCGGGGGTATTTGAAGAGTTAAATATTTACGAAGACTTATTTTCAAATGTTTTACGTGGAACATTTACATTTGTAGATAATCAAGGTATAGCGGAAACTATACCTATTATTGGTGATGAGACTTTGATCCTATCATTTTCAACTCCAGGCGCAGGGGCAACTCAAGAAACAGTACCAGAAATTTTAGAATCTGGATCGGTGGCAGAAGAAGCATTTGTACAAAGATTCAGAGTATATGATTGTGAAGAAACAACAACTGGTGAGAAAACAAAAATATATAAGTTGTTTTTTGTGAGTAAAGAGTATATCGTTAGTACCAAAACTAAAGTTAGTAAAGGATATAAAGGAAAACATTATGGTGAGCCCGTAGGTGGTACATCTATTGTTGAAGATATGATGAAAAAGATCAATAAAGAAATTCCTGTATCTCAACAAAAAAAACTTTATATAGAGAAAACTGCAACACCACAAAATGTAATTATTCCAAATTGGACTCCTTTTCAAGCAATAAATTTTTGTGCATCTCGTTCATTGTCTACAGGATTAGAGGATTCGGAAATAGAAAATCCAGAAGAGATGCAGAATGCTTTTGCTCCTGGCTCTCTTTTTGTATTTTATGAAAAGTTAGGAACAGGATTTTTTTATGAGTCTATTGAGAGTATGATAGTCAAACAATCTAGTGCTGGCAATATTCCGTTATATCAATATACTCCTAAACTTGGTGGAGAAAGAAGTAGATCAATAGGATTAGATTTTTATGGAGTAGAAGAATTTGATATAGCAGGATCATTTAAGACTTTAGAAAATCTTGGATATGGAATGTATGGTTCTAAACTAATTGCATATGATCCAATTAGGATGAGGTATGATGAAGTTAAATTTGATTATTATGAAAAAGAAGAAAACCCTATTAAAGAAACATTAGATGAACCAACTGGTGCAACAATAGTAGAAACAGATCCCACTCAAGCAAAGGATGATTCTCAGAGAGTATTTGCAGATTTTATTGGAACTGATGTGCATCCAACAGATAGAACGCAAAATAAGTTGATAAGTGAAAATTCTGATTTTCTTGGGTCAAATGATGCAGTTATCAAGTTAGCAACAACAACAAAATCACATGATGCAATGTTTGTTGCACCACCTAAACCAGATGGAGCCAACACATCAGCACCAGTAGTTTCATCTACCAATATCGGAGTATCTTCTACTACATTCAAAGATTCGGAAGCAAAACCAAATCAAATTGAAAATTGGTTATTACAAAGAGAAATGCAAGTTCAAGAATATAAAAATATTATTATTAATTTTAATGTTGCAGGAAATTCTGCAAGACACGTAGGAGATTTGGTAAGATTTGAACTTCCAACATCAATACCACCAGATGATGTAGGATCTGTTTCAGTAGGACATCAACTTTATAGTGGATATTATATAGTATCAAAAATTAGACATATTATTACTCAAAATGAATACAAAACTGATATGGAATTGATAAAGAATTCTTTTGCAAAACGAATTCCTGGCCAACTTACGAAAAAAGAGAAGGCTGCAGATGATGTACTTATGAGTGGGGAAATAACATAATGAGTACTAATTATTTTCAAGGTAAAGACGGATTTATTTGGTGGCACGGAGTTGTCGAAGATCGTAAAGATCCTATGATGATTGGTCGTTGTCGAGTTCGTATTCTAGGATGGCATACTGCTGATAAAGCAGAACTTCCAACTAGAAATTTGCCTTGGGCACATCCAGTAATGCCTATAACTTCTGCAAGTCAAACAAATGCAGGAGATGCACCAGTCGGCCCAGTTGAGGGAACATGGGTGATGGGTTATTATCGTGATGGAGAATTAGGACAAGAGCCGGTCATGATTGGAACAATGCCAGGCATTCCATCAGATTTTGCAAAAGAAAATACTGGTTTTAATGATCCTCGATTAGATACTGTTTCCACAGATAGACAAGCAATGTCAAAAACTTCTGGTGCAAAGACACCAGAGGTATCTCTCATGGGGTGGCCTTTTCCACCAAGTAATCTTACATTTTCTGCTGGTCAAGAAGTTCAAATAACAGAATATACAAATGAAGAAAGACAAGACCTAGCAGGACAATCCCTTTATCCAAGATATAAGGATAAACCAACTACTTCAATCTATGCTCGTGGAATAAGTGATAGTTCAACTGGTTTACCAGACGCAGGAATTATAGGATCTAAAGATAAGAATCTAGATTCTGGAACGATTAAGATGAAATTTACACCTAATGCAAAATTACTTACTCGTTTGTCTGAAACTGCAACAACTGCTGTCGATACTTCATCTTTTACAATAGATGAGGATGTAATACAAATAGAACAACCACCTTCTGCATATGCAGCACAGTATCCATTCAATCATGTCTATGAGTCAGAAAGTGGTCATTTAATAGAAGTTGATGATACACCTACAAAAGAAAGATTACATTGGTATCATCGTTCTGGAACATTTACAGAATTTCATCCAAAAGGAATACGAACAGATAGAACAAATGCTCACAGATATAATATTGTCAAGGGTAATCAAGAATCCATTATATCTGGTCAAGAAAAAAAGATAGTAGGATTTAATTCTTATTCTAGTTATGCACAAAGTAAATTTGAAAATATTACAGACGATATGGTTGTTACTTCAAGTAATGGAGATATCATTTTAGGAGCTCCGGCAGGAACTACTTTGATATCTAGTGGAAATGTTCTTTTAAGTGCTTCTAATACTTTGGTTCTTTCAGCACAACAAATCATTCGGGATGATGATTCTGCTGCAGATGTGGTCAAAGGAAGTTATAATTTATCTGCACAAGGTGAATATGGATTAAGTTCTGGTAAATTAACTTTAGGATCAATGGGTGCAACCAATATTTCATCGTTTGGTGCAATGTCAATGACAGTTGGTGGATCTTCTGAAGA